CCGCCAGCCGCGAAGGCCGTCTCGGCGGGGTCGGCGAAGGCATCCTGGCCGGCGGCCTGGGGCCGCCCCTCGGGGACGGCGCCAGCCCCAGCCGTGGCAGCCCGGCGGCGCGTGGTCGGCGGCGGCGGCAGGTTCAGCTTCGGCGCCGGCGGCGCGGCATTGGGTGCCCGCACCATCGGGCCGCGCCCGGCCTTGACCTCGGGCGGGCTGAAGCCAGGGCGCTGGCGGCGCCCACGCGGTGTCTGCGCCATCACGGCTTCCCCTTGCTGGTCGGTGTCTTCGGCTTCGGCTGGGCGGCCTTCTTGGCGGCCTGCTCAGCGATGCTGACCTTGTGCGCGTGCTGCTTGGTCGCCTCGCGCGCCACCTCCAGGCCGTGGCCCGACTGGATCGTCGCAAGCTGGGCCTGCTGGGTGCCATGCGCCGCCACCTGGGCGCCGAGCTGCGCCTGATAGGCGGTCAGCCCGGCCTGATGCAGCGCACCCTGGATTTTCTGCGCGCTGGTGCCGGCCTTGATGTGTTCGAGCAGCACCTGCGACACTATCTCGCGCGCCTTGAACTCCCGCTCGCGCGCCGCCTCGGCGGCCTCGGCCTGATCGCGGATCGCCTCCATCGCATCCTGCCGCGACGCCGCCTCGGTCTTGCGCTGGCCCTCGGCCACGTCGGTCGCCAGCTTCTCGCGCTTGAAGGCCAGCTCGTCGCGCTTGACCTCCAGCTCGGCCATCTTCGCCGGGTCGCCATTGGCCCCGCCGGTGATCGGCGCGATCTTGGCCAGGATGGCGTCGCTGACCGCCGCCACAGCAGCGCTGACCTGCATCTCGATCTGCGGCGGCAGCGGCTGGCCGGGCACGAACTGCAAGCCGCTCTGCGCGACGAACTCGGCGGCGTACAGCATCGCCAGATGCTCGCCGCAATGCGCCATGAGCTGCTGCGTGATCTGCGGCGGCAGGCCGGGTATCTGGAGCTGGCCGATATGCGCCATCAGGTGCGCCTGATGGCTCTGCTGCATGCCGGCCTTGACCTTCTGGCCGGTCAGCAGGCGACCGAACTCGGTCACCGGATCGGCCGGCTCGATGGCGTTGTCGGGCGGCATCAGTCGCTGGATGTCCTGATCGCTGCACCCCAGCGTGCGGAGCATGTCCTCCAGCGCCGCCTTGACGTTCATCAGCCCATTGGACTGCATCGCCATCTGCAACTTGCCCTGGGCGCGGGCCAGCCGCTGCACCTGGGTCGGGATGTTCGGGTCGCTGACCGGGGCGATGTCGTCGGCGTCGCCGAAGTCGGCGGCCATCGCCCGCCCCTTCTGCCCGTTCACCATGTACGGATAGACCGCCTGCTCATCCTCGGCGAACAGCCGCGACAGCATCCGCAGCTCCTTGCGCTGCGCCGTGTGGCACCGCTGGAGCGTCGCCGCCTCGGGCCGCATGGCCTGCTCGATCATGGCGACCGTGGTGCCGACCGGGGCATCCTGGCGGCCCTCGCCAACCTGCAACTCGGTGGTGTTGCCGAGCGCCTGACCCATGCTGACCACGCTCTCGATCAGCGCCGCCCAGGAGGTCGGCACGTCGCGGTAGGGCATCGGCATCACCGCGCCCTGGATGTCGCCACCACCCGTGTCAATCTCGCGCCACTGGCCGGGACCAACGGTCAGCGAGCTGTCCTCCGGCTTGGCGCCCTTCTTCCGCAGCCCGCCGGGGAAGCTGAACAACGTCACCGCGTTGATCGCCTGCCGCCACAGCACGCTCGCGGTGTCGGTGGTCGCCGCCATCATGTGGATCAGCCCCCAGCCATAGAAGCCCAGGCCAGGGTGGAACTTGTAGTGCGCGTAGGTTTCGCTGCGGCGGAACAGCGGATCGCCCTCGCGCCAGTCGCGCTCCAGCCGCAGCACGCGGCGGGTGCCGACCTCGACCGTCACCATCCACGGCAGCGGCAGGCCATCCGGCTCGCCATCCTCGCCCTTGTGGCAAAGGTCGGGGTGGTCGATGTCGAGCAGCACCTGCGTCTCGTAAATCTGGTAGGCGGCGAAGCGCGGGTCGCTGGTGCGCTTGGCAGCCGCCGTCTTGTCGCGGTTGTGCTGGCTGTCGGCCATCGCCGGCTGGCCCAGGTCGATGTCGCGGTAGTAGCCGCTCCACATCCGGCGCGACATCTCGGCCTGCGTCACCTCATCCTCGAAGGTCAGGCGCGGCGCCGACTGGAGGTCGCTCGCGTCGTCGCTGACCAGCAGGTTGAACGGGGTGACGAAGCGGCTGCGCGGCTGGCCGGTGACCGGATCGCGGTAGACCTTGCGGAAGATCGAGCCGCAGAGGCCGAGGATCAGGTTGCCCCGGTCGAAGTCGTCGTAATAGCCCTCGTCGGCCGCCGTCAGGTAGAAGTTCAGGAAGTCCTGCTTGCGCCGCGCCTTGGCCTCAATCTCCGGCGTGCTGTCGCCGATCACCTCGCAGCGCGCCGGGCCGCCGGCGGGCAGCATCTCGGCCCGCGCCGTCGAGGTCCAGCGGATCGCCGCGATCATCAGCATCGGATGCACCGCGCCGCTGCTGCCGGCGAAGGGCTTGTCCATCCGCTTCACGGTCAGCCCCAGATAGTCCATGCCCTTGGTCAGGATCGCGCGGTGTTCGCGCACGCTCTCGCTGTCGACCTCGATGCCGTCGAATATCTCCTCGGCGATCCACTGGAGCGCGTCCTCGTCCAGCACCTCGGCGAGGTTGTCGTCATGCGCGCCCGGCGCGATGCCGATGTCGGTCGGGTCTTCGACCACCAGCGCCAGCGAGCCATCGGCCTGCTCGACGCCCTGGGCGCCGCTGAGCTGCTCAAGCTGCTGCGGCGACAGATCGGCCGCCATCTCGGCGCTGGCCGGCGCCTGCGGCAGCGCAATGGGCGGCCCGCCCGACTGGGGCGGTGGCTGGGCTGGTTGTGGCTGAGCCTGGGCCGGAGCGCCCTGAGCGGCCCCAAGACCCTGCGGCGCGGTGCCGCTCATCGTCGCTTAGCGCAGGCCGCAGACGATGCGGAGCTGGGCGATCAGCTCCGACAGCTCGCCGCAGCGCAGCTCCAGCCCAGAGCAGCGCGCCTCCAGCGTGGCGACGTGTTCGACCAGCGCGTCGACGTGATCGGCCAGCGCGGCGTCGGCCGGGGCGGCCGGCAGGATGGATGCCTGAGGGGAGGCCTGGGCCTCCGTCGGGGCGGCCGACTCGGCGGCCGGCACCAGCAGCGGGGCCGCGTCGGCCAGCGGCTGCTCAGCCTCGGATGTCGGTGCTGTGTCGCTCATCGCTGCGCCCTCTCGGGATCGGCGGCATGGCCGGCGACCCTGATCCGTCCGGTGGAGGGATGCCTATAGCACGCAGAGTTGAGACGGTGCAGTAGCTATTCTACCGCAGATCGTCAGTACAGCACGATCCCGTTCGGGTCGGCCGACCCCTGCGGGATCACCGGCGACGGGTCGTCCTCGACGAACAGCTCAAAGCCCAGGTCGCGCAGATGGCGCAGCGCATGGGTCACGCTGTCTAAATAATCGTCATGTCTCCCACGGGGAAATACGGCGCACTCATCCACGCACTCTTGTGCCCAGGGCCGGAACACCGGCTCCTCGGCCCGGTCATCCTCCCGGCCAGGGAAGGCCTGCTGCAACGCCGTGTCGACAACGCCGCGCGGCTCCATCCGGGCCACCGCGCAGACCGTGCCATGCTCCATGAAGGTCTGCACCGAGTAGGCGCGGGCGAACTTGTCGGTCGTCGCCGGCACCTCGACCACGTTCAGCTCCGGCTTCCGCCGGCGCAGCTCCTGAATCACGCTCAGCCCGCTCGCCTTGGCCTCGATCAGCACGCGCACCGGCACGCCGCCCCGGCCGAAGTGGGCGACGGTATCCTCCAGCTTGACCATCAGGTCGTTGAACTCCAGCCGCTCGGCCCAGGCGTAGCGCAGCAGGAAGCGCGCCCGCTCATCCTCGCCGCGCACCACCCACCAGACCGTGCAGGCGGTGCGGTCGTTCTGCTTCTCTTTCGTATACGCGGTGTCCAGGCTGATGACGATGAACTCGGGCAGCGTGCTGTCGAGCGGTCGCAGCCAAGGCCGCCAGAAGTGGCGCTTAATGATCGCGCCCTCCTCGGTATAGGGCTGCTGCTGGTACAGCGCGTTCCAGTGTCGGTCGGTCAGCGCCCGCCTGATCTTCCGCAGATGCTCGACCGGGAAGCGATCCGGCCACAGCGCCTCGCCGCTGGCGCTGATCGCCGGGTAGTCGATGATCTCCCAGCCCTCATCGGCATGTTCTCTCGTTACGAAGCCGATAAGATCATCGGTGTGCCATCTGGTTCCTATCAAAACTACGGCGCCATCCGGCGTCAGCCGGGTGTAAGCGACCGACCCCCACCAGTTCTTGACCTTCTCGCGGATGCGAAGGCTGTCGGCCTCCTCATCGCCCTTCAGGATGTCGTCGATGATGAGGCAGCTCGCACCGCGCCCGGTCATCGGGCTGTTGCGGCCGGCCGCGAAGTAGCCGCCCTGCTGCGGCGTCTTGAACCGCCGCGCCGCCGTGCTGTCCTTCCGCAACGTGACGCCGGGGAAGACGACGCCATAGATCGGGTCGATCACCTGATTGCGGACCTCGCGGCCCCAGTCGTCGGCCTTGTCCTGGCTATAGGTCGCGCAGATGATTTCCCGGTCTGGATGCCGGCCGATGTAGAAGGCCGGGAAGTGCTGGCTGGCCAGGATGCTCTTGCCGTGACGCGGTGGCAGCGTGATGATCACCCGCTTCTTCTTGCCGACCGTCACGTCGTTCAACACGTCGCAGATGTGCTTGTGGTGTTCCGCCGCGCGGAACTTCGGGTACATCAGCGAGGTGTAGAAGGCGAGGTCATTGCTCGCCAACGCCCGCACCTCGTCGATGCTGAGCTGGCGGTCGAAGATGCTGCGGTCGAGGTCCGGGCTACTGGCGCTCACGCCGGGCTGACCTCGCCCTCGATGACGCGACCGACCCCGAAGCGCGCCCTGATCGCCTCGCGCAGCGCCTCCTGCTGCTCGTCGGTCAACTTCGGCCCGTCCTCGCGCTCGCTGCCCTCGGTGCCATTCATGCCGAAGGCGACGCGCTCCATCCGCACCAGCCGCTCGCGGCAGCGCACCAGCTTCTCGAACGTCTCGGCCAGCCCGTCGACCTGCAACACGGTGTCGGGCGGGTTGGTCTGCACCGCGAGCTGGAGGTAGCCCATCAGGCCATCGCACATGGTGATGTCGCGGGCGATGGCGCCCCGATGCTGGCGGATCACGGTGACCTGGGTCGCCGCTGCGGCCTGCACCGACTGCGTGGCATCCTCGGGCCGCCCGGTGGTGATCGCCAACACATGCGGGAACGGCACCCCATCCTCGGCGGCCTGGGCAACCCGTCGGGCCGCCTCGGTGGCCGGGCGCAGCTCCTGGGTCCAGCCATCCTTCCTGATCCGCTTCTCGATGGCGGTGCGGGCGATACCATGCGCCGCAGCCAAGGCCCGCAGGCTGGGGTAGAGCGCGGCCTCATAATCCCGGCGGATCGCCGCCCATTGCTCTGGGGATCGCGCGGTCACCGCCGAGGCCCGCAGATCGCGCCACGCCGCGCCATGGCGCGGAGCTGGGCCGCCGTCGGCTCCCCCCTGACGTAGCGATGGCGCCGATAGCGCCGACCATTGGACCGCAGCACACCAACCACCAGGGGCAGCGTGGCCGTCTCCAGCAGCCGACGCGCCTCGAACCCGGCAATCCAGGCGATCAGGTCGGCCGTTGGATCGCCGGCGCGGTGCCCGCTGGCCTGCGCCCGCTCAGCCAGCGCCTGGAACTGCCGCAGCTTGGCCAGCACCTGACCGCTCGGCAGCTTCAGCGCGCAGTCGGCGACGACATCCCTGATGGCGGGCGGCAGCAGCGCGTGGTGACCCAGGTCTTCCGACCGATCCCCCTGCACCACGCCGGCGCCGCTCGAAGCATTCGATGCCATGTAGCACTCCGGCGTGGCCACCCCGCACGTCAGCCCGCGCCCCGGAATATATGACTAGGGGTGGCCGGTGGCAACCGGAAGTGGGTGCCACGCGTGACCGTTGGCAACCCCCTGGACACCATGGCCACCATCCGCGCCTCCCGCACCCGCGCCAAAGCCGCCATCGCCGCTTCCCTGGCCGGCAAGTTCAACCCGGAATAGCGCTTCGGCGGCTGCGGCCCTGCTTTCATAGCTACGGGTTTTGCCGGCTGGCGTGAACGCAGCCCCGGCGGCACCTCGGCCAGCTCATAGGCCCGGCAGAACCGCATCGAGCCGTGGATGTAGCGCAGCACCAGCTTCCAGCTCAGCCAGCCAGCCACGCGCAGCCGCCGGGTGGCCTTGCTGATCGTGCCCAGGGCCAGCCCGGTGCGCCGGGCAATGGCCCGATAGCCAGGGTCGCAGCGCCCGCTGGCGCCGTTGTGGAAGTCCAGCGCCAGCACCGTCAGCACCTTCAGGTCGGCCGGCGTCACCAGCAGCGCGAGGTCGCCACGCGGCGACCTTGGCATCTCCAGCACGCGGTGACGCAACTCATCGATCAGCGAGATGCGCGCAGTCAGGCTCAATCCAGGCATGGCACCCTCCAGGGATGCCCGCCGCGAGGGTGCGACGCGAGCGCGCGATACCGTGACCAGCCGGAGGCTTGTCGGGACGGCTCGGCTTCGGCAGGATAGGTCTTGTCACGGACCCTACCCTGTCGGCCACGGTGTCGGCGCCAGCGGCTCGCCCTCACAAGGCGGGCCGTTTTGGTGTTCGCCCAGCATGGGGGATGTGGATGGAACGGTCGAGGGTGCGCTGGTCACGATCCCGCGCGAGCCGTAGTGCGACGACAAGCAGGAGGGTCCAATGACCGCAGGCCGCAAGCCAGTCCACCCCGGCGCCATCCTTCGTCTCGACGTACTGCCAGAGCTGGGGCTGACCGTATCCGAGGCCGCGAAGACCCTGCGGGTATCGCGCCAGACCCTACACGCGCTACTGGCCGGGCGCGCGGCGGTGACGCCCGGCATGGCGCTGCGGTTGGGCAAGCTGTGCGGCAATGGGCCGCAGATTTGGCTGAACCTACAGCGGGCCGTCGACCTCCATGTCGCCACCCGTCGGATGGCGAAGATACTGCCCACCATCCCCACCCTGGGCTGAGGGCCACCCCAGCAGCGACCTGGGCCAGCATGGGTAGCGGGCGCCCTGCCCGTGCCGCACAAAAAAGGCCCGGCTGCGCGAACAGCCGGGCCAGTTTCGGGAGGAGACGCTGGGACATGCCGGAACCCAACCCCGGCACGATGTCGAGTCGCGCTGGTCATGTCAACCTTTGGTTGGGTTGTCCTGACGGGTCACGGCGCCGGCCCCACCAGCAAGCTGATCGCCTCGGCCATCACCCTGGCCATGCGCGCGTTGGCCACGGCCTTTTCGTCACCCTCGGCGGTGCCCTTGGCGGCGTGATGCTCGGCGTAACGCCTGAACACCCCCTCGGCCTCCCTTAGCGCCAACTCAGCGTCCCAGGCCGCCGCCTTGATCGCCGCCAGACCCCGCTCGGCCACCCGACGCCGCTCAACCTCGCGGTTGTTGGCGGCCAGCAGCTCGTCGATGCGCGGCTCGACCCAGCGCGGCGTCCAAAGGCGCTGCTCTCGCACCTCGGTCACCAAGGCGGCCATGACCCCATTGGTCTGCCGCATCGCCAGCGTCGCCGCTCGCATCGCCTGCTCTGGCGTCCTCGCCTCGACCTCGGGCTGCCGCTTGAGGCCCAGGAACGACAAGTGCTTCCGCAGCGCCTGGAGCGATCCCTTGCCGAAGTTATTCAGCCGCATCAACTCCATATCATGCCGGTCTGCTGCCTCGCCCAGCGTCCGAATACCGCCCCGGTCCAGGGCACGCCGCACCTTGATCGGCAGGGCACCCTCATCCAGCACCGCGATCTGGCGCCAATCCGGCGGGGCCATCACAGCCGCTCCGCCAGACTCTCGCTGCCGGTCGAGCCGAAGCCGCCGGCGCCGCGCCCGGTCTGGCCCAGTTCGTCGGCCAGCACGAACTCGGCCCGCTCCACCGGGGCGATGACGCCCTGGGCGATCCGCAGGCCGCGCGTGACGGTGAAGGGCTGGTCCCCGGAGTTGTACAGGATGACCTGCACCTCGCCCCGGTAGTCGCTGTCGATGGTGCCGGGGCTGTTGACCACCATGATGCCGGCCTTCAGCGCATGCCCGCTGCGCGGCCTGACCTGCATCTCATGGCCGGGCGGCACCTCGAAGGCGAAGCCGGTCGGGATCATCCGGCGCTCGCCCGGCGCGAGGTGATAGGCCGCGCCATCATCGAGGGCGGCCGACAGGTCGAAGCCAGCCGCCGCCGCAGTCGCATAGGCCGGCAGCTCCAGCCCCTCGCCATGCGGCAGCCGCCGCAGCTTCACGATCTGGGTCATCCGTTCCCCTCCATTGGTGGTTGCAGGATGCCCGGCTCCCCACCTTCCCGCTCTCCAATGCCTACCGGCCAGAGCCTGCGCGGGTTGACCCCAGCCGAGGCTGGGGCAGGAGGGGTGGATACGCCATGCCGGGCGACAGCGGTGAAAGGGCAGGCTCCAGCGTTGGTCGCGCGCCCTTGTTGCACGCGGTGCCCGTTAGAACGGAATATCGTCGTCGAGGTCGCTGCGGCCCTTCGGGGCATCCCACTGGCCACCCCGCTGGCCGCCGCCACCCCGCTGGCCATCACCGCCCGCACCGCGCCCGCCGCCCTGGCTGCTGCCCTGCTGGCGCTGCTGGCCGCCCTGGGCCTCCTGGCGGCCATCCCCGCCACCCTGCTGCCGGCCGCCGATCAAGGCAATCTCGCCCCGGAACTGCCGCAGCACCACCTCGGTGCTGAACTTCTCGACCCCGGCATTGTCAGTCCACTTACGGGTTTCGAGCTGGCCCTCAAGGTAGACCTCGCTGCCCTTTTGCAGGTAACGCTCAGCAATCTCGCCCAGCTTCTCATTGAAGATCGAGACGCGATGCCACTCGGTGCGCTCTTGCCGGTTGCCATCCTTGTCCTTCCACGTCTCGCTGGTGGCGACGGACAGGTTGACCACCTTGCCGCCGCTCTGGAAGTTGCGGACCTCGGGGTCTTTCCCCAGGCGGCCCACGAGGATGACCTTGTTGACGCCAGCCATGACGGTTCCTTTCCGAACACAATAAAGACCCGGCGACCCCCTCGGGGCGCCGGGGTGAAGGTGCCTGCGCTACGCAGGCGCCTGAGGGGTGGGGCGGCCGGCCACGTCGAGCAGGTCGGTGCTGACGATGTGGAGCGTCCGATACGGCGCCCTGGTGCTGTGGATCGCGTACAGCGCCGTCTCGGCCAGCGCGCGGTCGGGCGCCGGGCGGTCGTCGCTAAGCAGCTTGGTGCCATGGCCCTGGAGCCGGTAGCTGATGCGGAAAATCGGCACGGTCAGCAGGGCCGGCCGGCAAGCGCGGGGATCGCCTGGGTGCTGACGGCGCTCACCGGCGGCGCGGCCAGCTCGCGGCGATGCAGCAGCAGCGCGGCATGGGCCTCGCGGGCGGCGGTGCTGCCCTGCTTGGCGATGGCCTCGATCAGCACGATGGCCCGGTTCAAATCGGCATAGATGGCGGTCATTGGACCCTCCTGTTCGAGCCGGCGGTCCTGCCGGCGGGGTGATCTTTGGATCGTGATCGCGCGGTTGTCAACCACGGGTTTAGCCCTGCTGCGATAAGGCGCGCACAATGCCCAGCACGGCGCCCATGAGGGCAGCGGCGACGATGACATGGGCCGCCCACCAGTGCAGCGCGCGGGAACGGCGACGGGCGCGGGCGCGGTCGGCGGCGCTACTCGGCATGGGGGGCCTCCCTCTGGGCATCCTGGGCCTCGCGCGCGACGCGGGCGGCCATCTTCTTCAGGCCGGCGCTGCTATAGCCCAGGCGCTCGGTGACCTGGGCATGCGATACGCCCTGCGCCAGCAGCGCGGCGCGCTTGCGGACCAGCGCGGCCCGCTCCTCCCTGGTCAGGCTAGACACCGGGGGCCTCATCCCGGCCCGGCCGGCGGCACGCCGCCAACCAACCCTCGACCACGCTGACCTCATACCGGACACGGCGGTTGTGCATCCGCACGAAAGCCGGCCCCGCGCCGGTGCGCCGCCAACACTCCAGGGTTCGCTCCGAGATTTGCAGCCGCGCCGAGAGCTGCCTCGGCGTCACCATCTCGGGCGCCACATTGATCATCAGTTCGCTCATGTTGCCCCTCTGCGAGAGGCATCGCCCGTTGCGGGATGCGGCGGGCAATGCCCCTCCTTGGTTGGACCGGGCGCTGCCCGGCCCTGGTGGTGTATCGGTTCCGTCGCGCACCGTCAACAGGTCGTAATGGCAGTCGCGGTCACCGCCGGATCGCGCGGTGTTGCGCGGTCAGCGGCCTCCCTGGGCGGCCTTGAGGGCAGCCCGCCAGTGGGCGGTGTCGTTGGCCCAGAGCGGGCCGCTCACGCTGTAGCGGTCATTATGCGCGGCATCGACCAGGGCGCAGGCGACCTCCAGGGCGCCGCGCTCGCTGCGGCCCCAGGCCATGTAGCTGCGCCCGCCAGCGAAGGCCTTGTAGCCATAGCTGGCCGGGTCGTACTCGGTGACGATGATGACGCCGCGATGCTCGACGGCGCCCATCTCCAGGGTGGCGGGGGTGGCTTGGGTGGCGGTCATGTGACCCTCCTGTTAGGGCCGGCAACCGTGCCGGCCCTTGCGGTTTAAGCGGCAGCGGTGATCTTGTCAACCGACAAGTTGCCTGCCCCAGGGCAGGGCGTAGTTCTTCGCGCAGGTCTGCCCATACCCGGCCTTCAGGCTGCGCTCGTCCTTCAGCGGCAGCGAGCAGTAGGAGCAATGCCCCGTGGTGCGACCATGCTCGGCCGACACGGTGGCCGGGTCGGCGGCGAAGCGGGCCAGCAGCGCGCCCACCGGGCCGGCGCGGTCGCCGGCGGTGCGGGACAGTTCCCAGCGGCCATC